TTCCTGGTGTCCCTAACTGTAAGTTACCACTAGATCAGGCATACAAGTATCAAGGTATATTGGGGTATGTGTTCTCTAGAAATGCACCACGTAAGAAGAAGCAGGTTGTTGAATCAGGTAAACCTATCAATACTGGAGAGGTTTCTAGGTCAACTTGGTACGAATGGGATGAAGATGGAGGCTATGGAGAGGAAGATTATAACGAACAATCACCCCCTGCAAGCACTTTAGGTTGGGGAAACCCCGATAATGCCGAATTAATCGATGAAAAAGGCAATTTTGAGTGGTATTATGGCAAAAATGGTGCTGTAAAGGCAGCTTTACCCCGATTTTTGGGTTTTCACGACGCTTTTGAGGGTCAATTCGTGTATTATTTGTATGATACCGTATTTCCCTTCTCTGGACCCATATATGGCATCAATTTGATTACTACTGATGCACCTTGTAATCCGTCTACTGCTGACTGTCCTCACGACCCGCATACAACTTACCACTCTTATTACTATGAGATGCGTCAAGATGCGTGGGTGACCCAAAAAACACATATTGCAGTCGATGCACCAGCTGGAAGTGGTCTTCAAGAGTCATTTTGGGCTGTAGGAACCGATGATTTGATGATATTCTTCCGATATACGAACGAAGAAGGGTTTTATACGGTTGGAGAACAGATAAATGGTTGGTTGATCCAAAGTGTAAGGTATTTTGGTGATGAATTGAGATGTGGATATATGAGATTACAGACTATAGCAGGTGTAAAGGGTAATGAATTCCAATATCAGCAAACATTCAACTCTGATAATGGAGCAATTGCGGAGATATTGGCTGGATATGGTATAAAGGACAAAGCTTGTTTCTTTGGAGTATATGAATTTCCAAAGAAATTGTCGTATTATAAGGTAGAAATTGATAATGAAGCAAAGATACCCAGAAGAGATTTTGATGAAGCTATACTAGAAGCAACAGTTAATGATGCAGGACAAATAGGATCTATTGAAATCATCAATGGTGGTAGAGATTATACTAACCCACAGGTGGTTATTTCTATTCCTGACCTTGCAAGACAAGAAGGATACTCTGATACTGCGTCTCATATACCAGAAACCTTCGAAGATAACGTATCTGGAGAGATTGCAATCAGTTATCAGACTAATGATGACTTTAAAGAGGCAGGTTATGATGCTACAAACGTTGCAGGTAACGTAAAAAATCAACAATATATCACTGAAGCTGGATATACTGGTAATATTAAGCAAGCAGAAGCGACTGTTACTATAGATGCATTAGGTTGTGTCAAGACAGTAACCATTGCTGACCCAGGTGCTGGTTATCAACCTGGTGAAGAAGTACAGATCTCTGTAGTACAACGTGATAAAAAGACTCGTAGTGACTCATATGTTGCTGAAAGTGCTGTAGGACTTGAAGAAGAATTGGATAGATCACTAAAATCTGATACTGAAGGTGAAAATATACCAGATAAATCAGCATTAGATGCTTGGGGTGAAGGTTTAGGATATGCAAAAGAGTCATTTAAACAATTTAACACACCTATTCAGTCTGAATATGTCTCTGGGTACATTAAAGCTACTGATTATGACCCTGATGAAAAGACAAAATTCTGTGATCAGGTACCTGTTGCGTGTTTAAACCCAGGTGTAGGTAAAGGATGGACAAATTTAAGCACATATATGGATCCTAAACAATATTCAAGTCAAATTTTGAACGCTGATGCAACTTGGGGACAGAATGATGCGTTTATTTCGGATTCTGTATCGACTTCTGTTGACAATGCTGATTATGTTGAGAGTAAAATGGCTGCTGGAATGCCTGGAATGTTTGGTGGAGAGTGTTTAGAGACATTTCAGACCAAATTTTATCAAGTTAGGCGTTTCTTTGACATACCTTGTCCATATGTTGCATTCAATCAGTACGGTGAAAGCACAACTTATGGGTATCTACCTTACAAATATTGCGGAAGTAAGGAAGAATTCGCTCAAGTACGTGTATCAATGTGGTGTGAAGGTGATGTTTCCCAAAAAGGTGAGGTAATTAACCAGAGATTCTTAGATTGGTTGGAGTCTTTACCCAAGCCTTCTTACACAAAACCACGCCCAGCTGGTCCAAATGATAAATCTCACTCCTGTACACGTGGTAGTAACGTGAAGGGACGGTGTTTTAGTTCAGGTGGTGGTAATTATACGTTCGTTCCTAGTGCTGGTGATGAAACTACATTCGATTTCTATGGGACAGAGCTCGAGAAACTCGCTACTTGGGTTGGTCCTGACAACTATACGGCGTATGGAAGTGGTTCTATAAGCATCTATGATACTATGAATGGTCAAACATACAATCATACGTACAATACTATCCAGTTAGATAGCTGTACCAACAACAAATTCCCAGATCTTTGTTGGCATAACTTTGTTGCTGATGGTGTTTTGGACGTATATAGTGGATATGATGCCAATGGTAATGGTTTGGCAAGTGATGATATCTGTACAGGGCAACCTTTCTCTGACCCCTCCACGTGGGTACAGAGCAGCAACCTTAATGAATATGGTCAATGTGCTGCACTACAGAACGTTGTGCACTCTACAGTAGCATTTGATACAGGTAAAACTACAGAAGACAATCCATACATAGAACTAGGACCGTGGAATGGCAAGATGCACTGGGCAAACTACTTACCTGGAGCAACAAACCTATTAGAAGATTCAATTAAGAGATGGGGTAACCCATATTTCGATGAATGTGATTTAACTAACCAAGATCAATAATGGCATTAGGACTCTTACGACCAGTTGCACACCATAATGGACTACCCTGTTCAGGGCACGGTGTGCCTATTCCTTCAGCAATACACAGTACACAGACTTGCGGTACACCACCGATTCAGCTGCCTATTGTTGTTAAGGAGAAGACTTGTATGTGGCCTCCAATGCCACTAGTCCCACTTACTGCCATAAACCCAATGAGGGCAACGGTTCTCGTCAATGGTTTACCAATTATGATCTTTGGTGATCAATTTATACCACATTTATCACCAACAACCAATATTATCAATTATCTTTGTCCTTGTGGTAAAGCAACTTGTGTTATTCCAACTCCAACCGTTTGCAGTCTCATTACAACAGAGGATATGATGGGTAAAGGACATTGGAGACTCCTTTATGCTACTACAAAACAAGTTTTAGCATTTAAGATCCCAATAGGACGTATTATGGATCCCCTTGGGTATGGAAAACCAGGTAAAAGTTGGCCTTGTTCATCAGTGGTTGCATTTGGTAGTCCAAATGTGTTAGCATCATAGAAACAGCAAACGCATTATGGCAGTAAAAACCAAATCAGGTGCTTGGGGTTCTTCTACCTTTGTTGAAGCAACACCTAAAAAGACCCGTCAAGGGATGGGTAAGCACAGTAAATTGAGTGCAACTTCAAGAAACAAAGCAAGGAAGAAGTACCGAGGACAAGGAAAGTGACTAAATAGAAATACTAATACAATAATACCGCCTAATGGCGTATAGGTTTAAAGCAGAAAGGAACTTGTCGAGACAGTTCCGTGACCTCAGTATAGGGATGAAAAACAACCCCAATACTGAGGATTTTTCTGTGGTTAAAAATGAGAACGCTATTAAGCAATCCATCAAAAACCTGATCCTGACTGGGTTTGGAGAGAGACCTTTCCAACCAACTAAAGGATCACGGTTACGTCAGATGCTCTTTGAAAATTTCGATGTCTTTATGGCTGAGGAATTAAAAGAAGAAATATTTAACGTATGTTCACGATTTGAACCACGTGTTGTTATTAATGAAGTTAGATTAGAGGTAGCTGATACCAATGATCTCGAAGTTGAGGTTGATTACACTATTATCGGTGAAACTCTTACCCAAACTGTAGACTTCTTGTTGGAGAAAACATAATGGCAGCAATACCATCAAATTTAACGTCTTTAGACTTTACGGAGATACGTGAATCCATTAGATCGTACCTGAGAACTAGAGATGAGTTCACAGATTATGATTTTGACGGATCTGCAGCATCATATTTACTTGACGTTTTATCATATAACACATATTACGCTTCTTTCAACGCTAATATGGCGATGAATGAGGCATTTCTAGAGTCTGCAACTATTAGAGATAATGTTGTAAAGATTGCAAAGCAATTAAATTATACACCTAGATCTATTAAAGCACCAAAAGCTTGTGTACGATTTGCTATACAAACAGAACCTGTTGGATCTGGTACAACCTATCCTAGTACAGTATCTTTACAAGCTGGTGATGTTTTTGTATCTTCTATAAATGGACAAGGATTTACATTTACTTTACCATCAGCTTTACAAGCATCAGTTGATCAAACTAATGGTATTGCTATTTTTACTAAGGTAATTATCCATCAAGGTAACAGTATAGAGTATCAGTATACTGTTGACGATGTTAAGAAGAGATCTTACTTAATTCCTGCTGATCAGGTAGATACAGACCTTTTATCGGTCTCTATTTCACCCAATGCACAGTCTGAAGAGATTGATACATATAATTTGGTACAAAATATTGTTGATGTTGACGGTACTACTCGTGGATACTTCCTTGAGGAGACTGATGATCAACGTTATAACGTAGTTTTTGGTGATGGTGTTATCTGTCGTCAGTTAATTGCGGGTGAAGTCATTAAATTAAAGTATGTACGTACTGAAGGAACAAATGCTAACGGATGTAAGCAATTTAGTTTCATTGGTCGTGTGATAGACTCAGAAGGTCGCTTTGTATCTTCGTCTAATATCTCTCTGGTGACCATAGACGGTGCTCAGGATGGTGAAGACGTAGAAACTACCTTAAGTATAAAATTCAACGCTCCTAGAGCGTTTAATAGTCAAAACAGAGCAGTAACTGAATCTGACTATGAATTTATTACTAAAAAAGTATACCCACAGGCAAAATCCGTTACTGCTTACGGTGGTGAACGTTTAAGTCCACCAGTTTACGGAAAAGTCTACATATCCATTCGTACGAAATCAGGTGCCTTACTTAATACAACAACCAAAAAGAGAATCAAGAACAATCTGCTTAAATACTCGATTGCAGCAATCGAACCTGTTATTGTCGATCCAATTACCCTATACATTAGACCAAAAACTTGGGCGTTCTTTGACGGTAATAAAACTACACTCTCAAATAATGAAGTTGCGTCTAAAGTTTTGGGAGCTGTCGATCAATACAATAGTCAAGCAGAATCTACTAGATTCAATGGTCGCATTGACCTCAGTGCTTATCAATCGATGATAGATTCCTCTGATCCTTCGATCAGTGGAAATATCACTCATATGTCATTAGGTATGAACATTGAGGGATTCAATTTTGGTCAAACATTTACACAATGTATTGACTTTAATAATGAAATAGCAAATCCAAATGATCTTTCAGGTGGAAATAAAGGTTCAACTGGTGCTGGAGATGGTACTTGTGTACCAAAATACTCCTCAGTGAAGACAGGTACCTTCTATTCCACAGGTTATACGGAAGGACTGTTAAATATACAGGGTGGTGTTAATGCTAACCAGATATCATCAACAAGTTTACTTACAAATGATACTACAGCATTATTACCTGTAAATATAAGAGATGACGGTTACGGAACTCTAATTATGGTAACTAAAGTTGATGAAACTGAAGTTACTCTTAAAAAGAATGTAGGAACCGTTGATTATAAGAGTGGACAGGTCTGTGTTGGACCTGTTGACATTGCTAGTACTCCTGATGGTACTAACAGGGTTCCTGTTACAGTTATCCCTGCTTCTGGCAATATTAACGTCGGTACAGGTTTAGATCCTACGATCTTTAACCCAACTGTACAAACCATCGACTACACAATTGATGGAACTAACGTTCCAACCTTCGATCCGTTCGATTTCAACGCTATTAACTTCGATGGAAGCTCAATAAATATCATTGATTACCCAACCACCGTCTTTGAGATTCCAGAATTTAATTCTTGTTTCTAAGACAATAAAATAGCAGAATAACAGCAGATGAAGGCTATTACCGTCTCAAATAGGGTGCAGGACCAGATACCTGCATTCATACGAGAAGATAACGAACAATTTGTCAATCTTCTTTCAGAATACTATAGATCTCAAGAGAAATCAGGTCGTCCGTATGACATACTGAATAATATCTTAAGATACACTGATATAGGTTCTGGAGAGTTTGATCCTAATTTCCTATCTTCACAATCTGCTGTGTTGGAGAAGGTTGATCCTACTCAAAAGGATATTGTTGCTGAGAACGTTAATTATTTCTTAGAGAAAGATGGTACGGTACAAATTGATAATGAGGTAATTTATTACGAGTCTGTTACTCATTCTCCTGACATTGTATTCACTCCTGGTGTTAATAAGGCAGAATTTGATCGTAAGATACAAGAATTTGAACCAATATCTTCACAATTTGATAATAGTCAGACTTTATTTAATCTTAGACTTTTAGGTAAGCCAGTTTCACCACAAACTGCTGATCATCTCTTAGTTGTTGTAAATAACGAATTTTTATTCCCAAATATCGACTATTTTATCGAAGGTGATAAGATACGTCTTGAGAACCCTCCTGCTCCCCCTACAGGAGAACTTACAGGTGCTATTAATACTATTCGGTACCTTATTGGTTACACAAGCATCCCAGTACGTTCTATAGACACTATTACTGTTGGTAGTGATTCTAAAGAATTTAGTTTAACGAACAATAATAACAAATATACTCCATTGTCAACTGTTTCAACTATAGTTGTTGTAGACAGAGTAGAAAAGCGTCCTTATGAAGATTTTACTATCTTCGAAGATAAGTTAATATTCAAGAATGATGTAGGAGAAGGATCACAGATCAATCTCAGATCTATTGAGATGATAGCACCTGAGTTCGGTGCTGGTGCTACTGCTATTGCAGATATTGAACAAGGTGTTGTAGATAAGGTTATTGTTAAGAATGGTGGTAGTGGATATAGACTAAGTTTTGCTCCAAAGATCAGTATTTCGTCTACTAAAGGTCCAGGATTCGGTGCTACTGCTGAAGCATTAGTAAATGGTATTAAAGATACTAGATTACTCTTTTCAGGACAAGGTTACTCTGCTAACAACCCTCCTATCGTTGTAGTTGACCCTCCAGTGGATCCTGAAGGCAAGACTGCTCAAATTAGGGCAATTGTTGATGATTCTATTGAAGGGGTCTCACAACTCATTGTAGACAGTTCTGGAAGTGGTTACGATAAGATTCCATCTATCAGTTTTGTTAATCCTGGTGGTGCAACCATTACTCAACCAACACTTCACACAGGATCCATCCAAGATGGGTCTATCACTGTTGTAGATAGTGGTTCAGGGTATACAACACCTCCATTAGTGTATTTGGATGAACCAACTGGTGATAATGCTATAAGAGCAAACGTTGTTGCAACTATTGATCAATATGGACGTGTTAATGGAATTACTGTTGTATCAGGTGGACAAGGATATGTAACAACACCTAGGGCAAAGATTATCGATCCTGTAGGTGCTCAAATACTTGATGTTTCAGTTACTGGTGGTAGAGTTACTAATATTGAACTATTAACTGGTGGTGCAGGTTATACTGATGCTCCATCTGTGTATATTGTTGATAATAGGAAGGATATTGCTGGTGCACCAGCTGGTGGTACTGGAGCAACTGCTGTTGCAACCATATTCAACGGAGAGATTACTGATATCAACATAACCAGTTTTGGAAGTGGATACTCAGATGCAGAACCACCTAAAGTCTTTATTGCTGCTCCACCTGCTCCAGAAGCGTCTTGTGACGTTGGATTTGGTGAGATTACTGGATTTACCATCCATAATGGTGGATCTGGATATCAACCATCTGCTTTTGTTAATTGTAAGCGTGGTGTTTCATCTGTAAGTTCATTTGATCAGAAAGGTAATCAAGTTTACTCTAAAGAAGCGGATACTGTTCAGTCTTCTCACGAGGTTGGGTCTACAATACATAACCTCGATACACTATTTGCTAAGGAATTATACAGAAGGTACGTAAATCAATATCTTCCTAATGCGGAAATTGACTATGAAAAGGTAAATGCTCCGCAAATTATCAAGACTATTAGTGATTTCTACGCATCTAAAGGTACGAAGATCTCTACACAGTACCTCTTTAAGATGCTATTCTCTGAAAATGTGGATGTATCTTATCCAAAAGATGAGGTTATTAAGCCATCTGCTGCATCTTGGAACGTAGATACAGTACTTCGTGCGGAACTTATTAGTGGAGATCCAGCTGATCTTCTAGATGCACAGTTAATTCAGTATGTAGATCAGGTAGATATCAATGTTAAAGGTGCATCTGCACTGATTGAGAACGTTATTGCCATCAATACTGGTGTAGGAACCATATATGAACTTGCTATATCCGAGGAAACACTACAAGGTACATTCACTATACCTTACAAAACAACTCTTGTAGAATCACTTGACACTACAGAATCGATCATTACTGTTGACTCTACGATTGGTTGGCCAGAAAGAAACGGTACAATCCTTATTGATGACAATGAGGAGGTACAGTACAAGGAGAAGACTCTTAACCAGTTCATCGAATGTACACGTTCTGAGAACGGTGTTGTGGAGGATTGGGACGCAGGTACCACAATTTACTCAGAAATTTTTGTATATGTGAATCGTGGTCTTCCAAATGAGATAAAAATGCGTGTTTTGGGTATTGCAGATGCAAAATCCACCGTATTGACCAACACAGGATCATATTACTTACCAGGTGACAAACTAAACGTTGCTTCTCTTGGATCTACTTCTGTTGATCAACGTATCACTTCTTGGTTGTATAACGTTAAGAAACTGATCAATGTTACTGGAATTGTACCTGGCGGACTTAATAACCAGACTGCAACCGTAACTTGCTCTAATAAGCACGGTCTTCTTGTTGGTGACACTGTTACTATCTACGGTGCAAACCCAACTGTGTTCAACGGTACGTTCCTAGTAACATCACGTATTAGTGATTTTATCTTTGAGTATAACATTCCTGCACCTGCAGATGCTTCACCTCAAGGTAATATCCTCTTATCTGTTGACTTGAACAAAGGTAAGTCTCCAGAAGAGGGAATTAGTATTGCAATTAGAGATTTTACTACAAACGTACAGAATACATTCTTCAACAATACGTATGCTTACATAGCATCTTCTGGTATTCCTAACTATGAAGTTGGTCCTTTTGTAGGATCTGCACTACTTCCAGGTAACCAGCGTAAACTGATCCGTATTCCTAGAGTTATCAATACGATCTCTAAACGGGAAGATACTGACTTTGGTCCTATTGGTGCGTGGGTTAATGGTGTATCTGCGTGGTCATATAAGTCAGAAACCAAGATTAAGTATGGTGGTGTAATTGGAATTAATATTACTAATGTTGGACAGGGATATGATGCAGCGAATCCTCCTGTTATTGAGATTAGTGGAGGAAATGGTACAGGTGCTTCTGCTAGTGTTGTTGTTAACGGACAATTAAGTGAAATTGATGTTTCTGCGGGGGGTACTGGTTACACTTCTAGTCCTCTTGTTTCTATCGTGGGTGGTGGTGGATTCGGTGCAACTGCTACTGCTGTTATTACTAATGGTATAGTTTCTAAGATTCTGGTTGAAAACCCAGGTCAAGGATACACTTCTCAACCTGATGTCTCTATTTCAGGTGGAAACGGTGCAGGTGCTACCGCAACTGCACGTGTAAGAGGTCCAATTCAATCTGTAAGTGTAGATAATGCAGGTTCATCTTATACTGAATCTCCTACTATTAAGTTAAACTCTGGTGAAGGTGCTGTTGCACAACCAATCATTATTAACGGTCGTATAGTTTCTATTGCTATCATTGCTGCAGGTAAGGGATATACCACTGCTCCTGAGATTGTAATCAATGGTGATGGTTATGGTGCTGTTGCAAAAGCAAGTATTGGTACTGTTGGAGAGGATAGAGGTAAGGTTATTGGTGTTTCTGTTATTAACAGAGGTATTGGATATACTACTGGTCTAACAACTGTAAGGTTAGAAGCAGTTGGTGAAATGGCAGAGTTTACCGCTAATGTATTTGAGTGGACAAGAAACCTACAAGATGAGTTAGGTCAATCTTTCGATACAGCACGTGGTTACGTATTTGCAGGATATAACACTCAATATGGTGGTGAATACGCACATTTATCAGATCCTAAGCAGTTGCGTTATGTTTTGGGTGATAATGTCTTTAAGAACCAAGCAACACAACAATTACAAGAATTATCTACAGGATGGCAACACTCACCAATCCTCGGATGGGCATTTGATGGTAACCCCATTTATGGTCCTTATGGTTACATAGATGCTACTGACCAGTCTTCTGGTATACGTCGTATTAGATCTTCTTACCGTATCAAGCCAATTCTAATATATGACCTAGCAACCAACCCTAATCCAGTTCGTTCAGATGGTCCTTTACTAAGTGACTATCCTGCAGGTTCATTTATCGAAGATTTTGAGTATACTTTCCAATATGGTGATCTAGACCAGTATAATGGTCGTTTCTGTAAGACACCTCAATTCCCTGAAGGTGTATACGCATACTTTATCTCAATTGACGCATCTGATGCAGGTAATCCAGTATTCCCATATATTGCTGGTCCTCAGTTATATTCTAAGGCAGATGAGTGGAACTACAGTCAGGATGCTGTACAGACAAATATTCCTGATGATGTTGTTCGTTTCCGTGATCCTTACGAAGATGTTGATATTGATATTGAACGTCAACCAAACCAAGACACTGATATCCTTGTAACTGAACTTGGTGAGGAACTTATCTTTGAAATTGAAGATACTAATAGAGACGGTGTAATCAATAACCTTGAAGATACTACACCAATCAATATCGCTGAAGAACCCGTATTACAATTATTTGATTACTACCCTAGAGTCTCTACAAGATCTGAGGTGGATATTGATATTGAGACTACTACCAAGTTTGAGGATGCTCAGGTTGATGGATTTGTTGTTGAGAACCCAGGTATCTCTTATAAGGTTGGTGACAAACTATATTTTGATAATACAGACACACAAGGATTTGGTGCATCTGCTAAGGTCAATTCAGTTAAAGGTCTTGATATAGCAGGTTATTCGTCTTATATGACTAATGACGTACCTTACGGACAGATTACAACTGCTGAAGAACACGAATTACGTGTTAATGATGAAATTATCGTTAAGAGTACACCTGTTCTTGATGACACTAATAAAACTCTTAAAGTTAAGGTTATTGCTGGTGTTGAGCAATTAAACATTACTCAGGAAGGTGTTGGTTATTCTTCTGAACTTCCTCCAACATATGAACTTATTTCTTCTATTGGACAAGATTTCAAGTTAACTTTAGAAAGAACCGAAGCAGGTGCCGTTAAAAAAGCAAATATAATCAACTCTGGTTCTGGATATGACGTATCTAACCCACCTAAGATTCGTGTATCACATCCACAGAGATATAAGAAGGCAAATTACTTCTTATCATTCTTGAAAGAAGCAAATGGTACTGTTTCTATAAATGACGTTAAAGTTGCTGAAGATCGTACTATCTACGTTGCAGCTGAAAGAAATCTTACTGATGGTGATACTTGTGGTATTCTTGCTAAGTTTAATAGTGATGGTCGCTTACTTTGGCAGAGAACTCTAGTACCTACAGTACCTGCTGGTGCAAAATCACTAAGATGGAAGTCTTTATATGTTGAGAATAGTAATCCTCACAATATCTACGTAATTGGTGAGACAGTTACTAACATCACAAATATTAGTTACAACCCAGATATTGTTGTTGCTAAGTATACTTCAGGATTTGATAATGCAAATAACCCTGATGGTATTCTTCAGTGGCAACGTGATATTGCTGGTATCTCTGGTGCTACAAGAAGAGATTATGCAACTACCATTTCATTAGATCAAGACGGTAGATGTATGGTCGGTGGTTATACCGATGCTAACTCATTGCAACCAGATGATATGTGGGTTGCATTATTAGATCTTGATGGATCTATGATGGAGAAGCGTAAGATTGCTTCTTCAGAAGTTAGTGAGCATTTACATCAAATTAAGTGGAAATCTAAGGATACCTTCCTATTCTGTGGTGTATCTGAACCTGATAATACATCTGACATCATAATTGGTGAAACTTATTATGATACTGCAACTATTGAGGTTGTATGGTCTAAAAAGATCACTAATGCCAGTTATAAGTTTAAGAACCCAACATTTACCATTGATGAATATGGTGCTGTATATGTAACTGCTACAGCAGAAGATACTAATGGTAAGGATTATGGTGTCTTATACACCAAGTTTGATGATGGTGACTTTACAGAAGCTGAGCAAAGTAGAATATTTGTTCCTACTGGAACCTATAATGCTGTTCATAATGGTGGTGTAGAGTTTGATATCTTTGGTAATGTTGATGTATCTTGTTCTGTAGAAAGAGCATTTAATCAAGTTGAATCCACTACTCTTAAGATTGGTTGGAATACAGGTACAGTAATTACTGCTTCAACTGCAAGTGAGACTGATGGTATTGGATTTAAAGCAATTGCTGTATCTAACGACAGTTCTGGTGACACAATTGTTGTTGGTAATAAGGTAGAAGCAGATCAATTAGCGATATTTAACTGGAATACTGCTGATAACCTTGCTGATGACACATATAATGACACTCTTGCTACTGGAACTAACAAACAGTGGTATGCAACTGGTAATGCTGTAATTGATGATACTAAGAAGTATGATGGTGCTTCTTCAGTAAAACTAGATGCATCTAATGCTATGACGATGCTCTATGGATCAGATGTTGCTACAAGCTATACTGTAGAAGCATTTTGGGCACTTTCAACTGCTCAGTATACTGCTGCTAACACAAAACCAGAATTCTTCACTGTAACTGATGCTATAGGTAATACAGTTAAAGCTGGTCTTGATGCAGATCAGACAAGTCCCAACTATGGTAAGACTTGGATTGATATAACTGGTACTACAACATTCTCTACTGCTGCAAACTACCTAGCAATCTTTAATAACGAGGAGTTTATTCACGTTGCTTTAGTTAAAGATCGTGTAGGTGTTGGTGATTACAAGTATCGTGTATATGTTAATGGTATTGAAACACAGGTACTTACAAGTACAACAGTTGATATTAACCTTAAAGATGTAACACTTGGATCTAATTCAACTCCTAACGCAACAAATAACTGGATTGGATGGATTGATAACCTAGTTGTCTCACCTACTGCTAAGTATGATGATACATTTACTTCTGCTTTAGTTACTGGTACTAATAGTATTGCACAAGGATTCATTTATAAGGTTGATAAAGACAAGACAGCATTAGGATCCTTTAATCTTAATGATGTTGAGACAGGACATACCTTCAATATCGCCTCTGAGAGCAATTATACGTTTAATACCCAGAACGTAGCAATGAATCCTTGGGTTCTTGGTCCTGCAGGTATTCAGATTCTTGATTATGGTGATGTTATTTCTACACATCAACCTGGTATATTCACCGTAACATCAACAGATCAGAATTTTGGTAATAGAACTGCTACTATTCCGACTCCTGGTGGTAAGAAACTGCTTCTTACAACGACTGTTGTACCAAAATTCTACTTTAGAGATGCAAAATATCAGTTAATTGACCTTGTTAAGACAATTAACTTCAATCAGGACGCTACTTTCACTAAAGGAGCAATATTACAACAGTATTCTGTAATTGGTGGTAACGATGTTGTATCTGCATATGGAACAATTGTTGAATCTGGAACCAATTCTTGCAAGATTGGTAAGATTGCAGGTAATTTTGACACTTCAAAACTATTAAAATCAACTGCTAATGATGTAAATGACCTTGAATGGAACTTTACAGAGCAAAAAACTGATCCAATTTGGGCAACTAACTTTGTATATGCTACAGAAGACATAGTTTATAACGATAAGAAGCTATATCAGTGTACCTCTCCTGGTACATCTGGTACTATTCCACCTACACATACAACTGGTATTGTATCTGATGGTGCTGTTTCTTGGGCATATCTTTCTGCATCTGGCATATATGAGGTAGATTTAGCAAATACTTCATATAATGGTTCTAATTTAGGTGCATTTGCTTCTTGGAAAGAATTCTCAGCTGAGGATTACACTATCAAGATCGAAGAAATATATCAAGACTCTTCATTCATTAAAGGAGATACTATTGACGCTGATGCTGTCAACCTTCAGTTTACTGTTGATGAAACTGGTAAGATAGCAACATTCACTGGTTTGACTGGTGTTAAGAAGATATCCTTGATTGCACAACTTAATAAGGACGTAATTCCTAGTGGTGCATTAGTAAATACTGACCTTGTTTACTGTTCTGCTTCTAGTAGACACAATTTTGTAGAAAATGAGATCATATTTACAGAGAACTTTGCTACAAATGACTATAATGGTTCGTTCTTCGTAGAAGAGGTCTTTAACTCAAGAGACTTCTCATTCCGTATGAGAGGTACTGCTGTACAGGATCCAACCTTTGCTGGTAGTGGAAATTCAGTATCTAACGTTAATATCTACGCAAAACATCCTAAATTCCTCTTTGTTAGAGGTCATCAGTACATATTTGACCTTGATGATGAATCTAACCTTGGATACTTCCTATCATTCTCTAGAGATAACCAGTATAAACTGGAATATCCATTCATTAACATTATTAGAGAGGGTACACCTGGATTTACTGATGATGATTCACCAACTCCGTTGGTTAAATTCGTCATTAATGAGGATGTTACTAATATTTCATATTACTTTGACCCATCTAGAACAGGTGCAGATTCACCAGTTGGAGAAGGATCCTTCATTGACGTTATTAAATCTCCTTATGATGGCACATTCAGAGTTACTTCTGTAACCGATGCTGGTAAAAAATTCGCCTTTAGACTATTAAATGAACCTGAAAAGACAAATGCTCCTGTTGGTAATAATGAATTTGGCAATGCTCGTTCTTCTTACTCAACAACCTCAGTTAAGGCAATTGGTCCAATATCTGATATCAAACTTGTAAATGCAGGTGGATTCTATCAGAGACTACCAATTGTTACTGATATTGCTTCTAACAGAGAAATTGAGAAGGTTAGAATCACAAATGGTGGTACTGAGTACGTAAATGGTGTTTACTATAACGTTCCTATTGATGGAGATGGTGAAGGTGCTACTTGTAACATCACTGTTCAAGATGACGGAGACTTTGAAGGTGTTATCACTGATGTTACTCTAACCTCAGCAGGTAAAGGTTATAAGACTGCTTCTATTGATGTAGATGCTATACCAGGTATCCTAGGACCTCTACTTGCAGGTTCTGGTGCAATATTAGATGTTGTGATTCCTGATGAAGGATCGGGTGCTTCTGTGTTCTTACAAGGTAAATCTATTGGTAAGATCAAGAAACTTAAGAATAATGAGTTTGGTTTCGGTTATTCTCACGATTATACGTTAAGACCTGAAATAACTTTCCCTGTGAACCTTCAGCTGTTTAATACCGCTTTACTAGCACAGATCAAGATAACTGACCCAGGTGCTGGATATACTTCAGTTCCTGCTGTTGTAATTGAAGGTGGTGGTGGATCAGGTGCTAAGGCAGAAGCAATTGTTAAGAATAATCGTCTTTCTGAGGTTATTATTAAGGATCCTGGCTCAGGATACAGTTCTGAACCTTCAGTTACACTTAAATCAGAATTTAACTACGTTGTTAACGTTGATTTAGGTTATTTACAGTTCAACTTCCCACACGGTATCACAACTGGTGCTGAAGTTCAGTTAAGAGCAGAAGACCTAGGATCAACCGTAGGTATTCTTCCAAAACCTAGTTCTGCAGGTTTGGTTAGCTTGAACTCAAATCAGACATACTATGCTATTGCTGGTGAAGCAAATTCACTTGAATCAGACCAATTACGTATCTCTCTAACCAAGTTAGATGCTGAATCTGGTTCTTATATCACATTCTTGACTCAAGGTGAAGGTAGACAGGTACTACTCACCGAGGTATTTGGTGGTAAAGCAACTGCTATCGTTGAAACTTCTAGATTCCTTGCAGGTGAACTTGTTTATCAGGGTACTTCACTTGAACTCGCATCTGCTACTGGTTATGTTTCTACTAACGAAGGTTGGCAGATTGGACCTAGAATCCTTAAACTTGAGAACTATGATGGTGTTTGGAGATCTGGAGAGCGTGTAACTGGTGAAGTTTCTCGTGCATCTGGTTTGATTGATAACCTATCAATCGCTACTGGTACACTGAATATTGCTTCTCTAACTAATACTCCTGGTCAATTTATCGATGACGTTGGTAAACCATCTGAAATTGTTCAAAAAATACAAGATTCTTACTTCTATCAGAACTTCTCATACGTTATTAAGTCTCAAACACCTATTAACCAGTGGAGAAAGCCTGTATTAGAAACAAACCACCCTGTTGGTTTCAACCTCTTCGGTGAACTAGCAATCACTGGTGGTAAGGATATTTCTGGAAGAAAGGTTGTATCTGACCTTATTAAAGAAGTTAATATCAATAGTTTCACTAATATTAATCAAATTACATCATTTGCTAACGCACAACCCATTTATACTCAGTTTAATAATACTGAGGTACTGTTCAGACAGAAGAGATTAACTAACTCAGAGGAAATCTTAACCTCTATCGTTAAGAAGATTGATAACATCTCTGATGACTTTGATGGAATTAAAACCCAATTCCCTCTTAATGTAGAAGGTAGTTCCATAACTGCAGCAGATAATCAGATGTTTATCTTGATTAATGGTGTTGCACAGTCACCAGGTACTGCATTCTCAACAGCTGGACCTTCTGTTGTCTTTACTGAAGCACCTAAAGCACCTTCTAGAATTAAGTTCCGTGAAGCAGTTTATGCTCAGAAAGTAATCACTAGAATGACATTCAGTTCTATTGGTGGTATTTTCCCACTTTTAGGTAATACTGTTCGTGGTTTGGTATCAGAAGCAACTGCAACTTGCATAGATTCAGGTGTTGACTATATTGACGTTATTGACATACAAGGAACCTTCCAACTTAATGAAAGTATAATGGGTTCACAGACTGGATTCAATTCTACTTTAAGTGATGTTTCTCCTATAACTTCTAAGACTATCTACGAACAAGGTGAGAGAATCACTAATTTGGCTGGTAATTTTGCTATTGTTGAAGAGAATAACTTACAAGATGGTGTTATTACTAATGAACTAGTTCTTTCACGTACTTCTGGTACTGCTAAGTATGAGACTGGTGAATTTAATATCAAGTTCAATGATATCATTTATTCTGCACGTTCTAAGATTGCAGCAACTATTACAAGTATTGCACCTTATCAGGATGATATATCTAACCAAATTATTGATCAGGTAGACCTATCACCTAGTTCTTCCTTCTTTGGATTAGTATTCCAGAGGGTACCTTCTATTACCTTCCCTAATAAGATACTCGATAACATATCAGAAACAGTTATTAACCCTGTTGAACTATATGATCCTGAGACAGCTAATAACCAAGACTTCCTAGACTTTGAGAGAGTTCGTAACCAAGAGATACGTTATGACAATTTAACTGGTACCGACTTTGCTGCTGGTTCTGACATTCGTCTTAAGAAGATTTACTTTGGTAATTCATCTCTAAGAAGGACTCACGATGTACGTCTTAATGATGCTTCTAACGCTTTGCAGCGTAATGCGAGATTTATCGCTGAAGAAGCCGTGGGAGCAATGTTAGATTTCTACCCCTCCTTCCAAATCAATACTGGTAGAAACGCAGATTGTGAAGATGATATTGTAGATGCTATCAATATGATGGCTTGGCAGTTAGAGTTTGATGGTAACTCTGAAGTTTGGGATATTGCTAATACTTACGTTCAAGGTAACACTGTATATCACGTTGATGGTGCTGAAGCTCAAACAGTTTGGGCAATGAATAAAGCACGAGACTTAGCACTCCAGTGCATAAGAATGGAGGATATTGATACTTCATTTACTACATTACAGCAGTGGAGAGACTTAACTGTTACTGGTGAGTATAGTGTAACTGATAATAGTCACGCTGATGCTAGAGCACTATTACTTGCTAACAAGTGGTATATCGCTCACGAAGCATTGTACTATGCTAAACAACAGAATCCTGGTTATACAGTATCTGGTGGTGACTCACATTGCTTGTCAGATATAGTTGATGTTGTTGAAGCAATTGCATATAACACTGCTGTTGGTGGTAATGACTTTGTTTGGGAAGCAACAGATCGTATTCTTCATTATGGTACTGTAACTGGTGATATCGATACTATGGTAGATGCCTTTACTAAGGCAAGAGATATAGCAATTGATGTTCAGAGGAACGTTGTATATGCCAAGCAAGATACTTCACACGGTTGGACACAATTTACTGATAGTGGTATTACTGCTGATGGTGCATCTCCTGCTTGTCAGGCACCTGCTGCAACAATAACCACCCTAGCGAATATTCTGATTAATGCCCTAGGTACTACTGCATCACCTGGAACTAGAGCAGCATTCCAAGCTGGAACAACGAAGACTGAACCATCTACTGCTTTGATGGCAAATCCTTCTACAACTGCTTGTGTAAACGTAACATCTGCTATTACTAATTACTTTGCAATTATCACTGATTCATTACAGGATCCAACTGGTGCTGCACCTGGAACTTATCCTTGGTCTATTTCAAATGTAACTAGAGTTGCACCTCCATATTCATTCAGTGATTCTGAGACACTTAAGTCTATTAAGCACGCTTATAAAGATAAGTCTTCTGGTGGATTCTTTGTCTTCGGTGAAATTGTTAAAGGTATAACATCTGGAAATACTGCTGAAATAATCGGTTCTAATGCAGGTAATAAGTGGATCTATACTAAGAATCCATCTGGTGCATTCTCTGATGGAGAATACATTACTAATAGTCTTTTAGTTAATACTAACGTAACTGTAGATAATTTAGATTATGCTGCTGGTGCTGGATCTCTTGAATTTAATGGTAGTGCATATCTAACACATCCATCTACTGAGAAAGTTGCATTTGGTGATGGATCTATTCCTGATGGTAACTTCACTATAGAATTATGGGTTAAAGCAACAGGTGTTAGTGGTAACCAAACATTATTAGATTTCCGTACTTCAACTGGTGATACAAGTTCTGCTTACTTGATTATGGTCAATAACACTGTTCGTTGGAACACTGGTAATGTTGACAGAATAACATCAAGTGCAAATCTAGCAGCAAATACTTGGACTCATATCGCTATCGTAAGAAATAGTGGTGCTACAAATATGTACGTTGGTGGTACTAAGCAAACCACAACTTATACTGATAACACCAATTATGGCAATATGCCAGTTAAGATTGGTGCTAATGCTGCTAATGCTCAAGCATTTACAGGTAATATGGAGAACCTAATGATTAAGTTAGGTTCTACTGCTGTTGATTATACTAGCGACTTTACTCCTAGTGGAACTTATGATGATACAGATATAAATCTTAAGTTTGGATTTAATGGTGAAGCACCTATTCCTATTATTAAGGGTGAAATTTATGCTACATTCCAACAAACTATAACTTCTACTGCTACTGCTGAGGGTGTAGAACTATGGCGTGATGAGATTATGACTGAGGGAGTTGATCTTTCTCGTGATGATTATGTTGATTGTGCCGATATTATTGACAAGAACAAGTACTGGATTGCTGAAGAAGCAGTCGGTAGAATGAAGGCTATGTATCCTGACTTTGTGATACCTGGTGATACTGGTACTTCAGATCAAGGTACACAAACTTGCTTAAGAGATACTTATGAATACATTATACCTGCTATCGTTAATGATCTAAGGTATGGTGGTAACTTTAATAGTATCGTTGCTGCAAGAGGATATCTTGCTAACCAAGAAGGACAATTAGCACACGTTAACGGAGAATTGCTTCAATCCATCTATGCTTGGAGAGAAGTTGGTAAACTTTGCAATACTGTTATTACTGCTAATGCTGATGACTTAACTGGTGAGCATACAACACGTATTCGTATTCCTAACTACTTCTCATCTCCTGCATCTGCTGGTATACAGACCTTTATTACTGATCTAGTAGATAGTTTACTACTAGTTCTTGGTCCTACAGGTAATAGATTTAGAGATGGTGCTGATTTACTATACTTCAACCGTAAGTGTATCGCTGATGAAGTTGCTTTCTGGTTAGAAGAACAGTATAACGTAACTATTAACTTCATTCAGGAAGATAAGTTTGACATTCCTGGTGGTACTCCAGGTCGTGATAAGTGTGTTCGTGACCTTAGAGATCATATTATACCTGCTATTGCTGGTGACTTATTAACTGGTGGTAATGCTAACGTTCAAGGTATTATTGATCAATACTTAGATTCTACAGGTAAGATCATTCAAGTTGAAGAAGAATTACTTCCAATGCTTGATGCAATTGGTTACTCTAAGATGTTGATGGAGAAGGCACTACAGAATGCTTTAGTTGGACGTAGTGAAAACCTTGCAAATCTTGCTGGTACAACTGCTCAAACTATTGACGACTTCTTCCAATTCCAATATACAGATTTCCCTGCATTCCGTAAGGATCAGGCAACTGAACCTACCTTCTTACACGATCCTCAAATCTATGCAGGTTCTCAGAGAGCATTAGATGCTGCTGATATGCTTGAAACTAACAAGCGTGCTATTGCAGGTGAAGCAGTTGATCTTATGCTTAAGTGTTCTGCATTTAAACATTATCACTTCAGTGTTAAAGGTGGTAAGAATCATTGTGAAGATGATATTGTTGACGTTATCGAAGCTATCATTCACGACCTTAGATTCAATTCTAACTCTGCAACTTATGATGCAGCGATGTTATATCTGAATACTGAGAATGGACTGAAGCACGTTACTGATGAGACTGAAGAAACTGCCTTTGCTATGAAGATGGCTAGGGATATGTCTGCTTTGGCGATCCAGAACAAGTTAGGGTTTAATCCCTACCCTGATTATTCTACAGGTGGTGGAGCTGGTGGCGGTCAAGGTGGCGGTGGCGGCTTCGGTGGCGGTGGCGGTGGTCAAGGTGGTAACCAAGGTGGCGGTGGTGCAGCACGTGGTGATTATGATAATAATGAGTCTGGTAATAAGGCATATAACGCTGCTGATGAAATTAGAAATAACTTAAGATTTATTGCTTCTACTGCTGTTGGTCGTGGTGTTTCTCAGTACCCATCATTAGGATTTGGTGGATATGGTTATCAGTCCTGTGTTGATGACTGTGTTGATATCTTAGAAGCATTGATATTCAACTTAGCACACGGTGGTAATAACAAGATGTGGTATGCCACTGAGTTCTATGTTACTGATTCTAATGCAGTTCAGCATATCAATGGTCAACCAAATGAAGTTAAGTATGTATTTGAACAAGCAAGAGATATTGCTATTCAAGTAATGAGACAACAGTTAGTTGCTACTAATGGTTATACAGAAGGTGATCCAGTATATGATGATGAAATTACTATCGATCAACAAACTGCATCTGGTCAACATACTCCAACAGCAGCAACTTATGATCCTGCAACTGGTGATTTAGTTTTAACTTTAGGTGCATCACACAATGTAACTACTAACGATACAATTAGAATTAATACAAATTCACTTGTATTCACTTGTGATCAAGATGATCATCAGACTCAACATACTTATCCAAGAATTTCCGACCCAGCAGCTGTTGCTTTACTACCCGTCACGAACGTAAGTGGTAACGATATTACAGTCAATGTTGGTATAACAGAGAGAGTTAACTTTGATGCTAAGGATTCTACTTATGATCCTGAAACAGGTCTATTAACTCTTGATATTGGATCTCATAGTTTAAGAGAAGGTCAAACACTTAAGATTCTTCAGGATGAATTAAATTATCGTTGTTCTCAGGATAATTATAGATCTATTCATAAGTATCCTCGTGCTACTGATCCAGCAGTTGATAAAGCATTAGATATCGTTTCAGTTGGAACAACTCACCATACAGCAACTTGGGCAGACTTCAACCCTGTTACTGGTATGTTGAATGTTACCGTTCCTAATCACGGATTTAAGAATGGTGACAAGATTAGACTTGCTAACGATTCTATGACATTCACTTGTGATATGGATGAGCATTACAGCAAGAAAACATATCCAAGACTGTCTGATCCTGCTAGTGGACGTTTCCTACCAATCTCAAACGTAACTAAGAATACTTTTGAGATGAGTATTGGTAAGACTCCTATCAAATACTTCACACCATCTCAAGCAAACTATGATCCTGAAACAGGTGGTTTAGAACTCGTACTTGGTGTACACGGTTTAACAACTGGTACTCATATTAAGTTAGCACCTAACTCCTTAACATTTACTTGTAAGGAAGATGATGATGCTACCTTCCACACATATCCAAGAGCTCAAACAACTACTGTTACTCCAACTGATGCTGCTTACAATCCTGTTAATGGTCACTTAACTGTTACTGTTGCTAACCACGGATTCAAAGTTGGTGAAATGGTTCACGTTGAGAAGAACGGAATTGTGATGACTTGTGATATGGACGGAAATGCTTCTGAGCATCCATATCCAAGACAAGATGACCCTGCAAACAATTCTTGGATGAGAATTGAAGCAGTATCTACAAATACATTTACCTTTAAAGTTGGTGAATCACCTAAAGTAAGTTTCACACCAACAGCAGTGGATTACACCCCTACTACTGGTGATATGAAGATGACCATTGGTAATCACAGTCTTACTGCAGGAACTGCACTTAAGATTGCTGAAGGTGGTCTTACATTTACTTGTGCACAAGATAGTCATCAAACTCTTCACCCTTATCCTAGAAATACAACTTATACAGTAGCAAATATCAATAACGGTTCTTATGATCCTGAAACAGGAATAATGACTGTTACAACTGCTTCTAGTCACGGTCTTCAGGATGGTGACAAAGTTAAGTTTGCTGATAATGCTATTACCTTTACCTGTTCTATGGACGGTAATGGTTCTAATCATTCTTATCCAAGACCAACTGACCCTGCATCTGGTAAGTGGTTGGAGATTGATGTAACTGGTGCTACAACATTTACTGTTAATGTTGGTAAGACTCCTACTGTTGGATTTGCTCCAACAATGGTTGATTACAATCCAACAACAGGTTTAATGACATTGACCATTGGACAGGGACATAATTTATCTGTTGGTCAATCTGTAAGGTTCTCTCAGAATTCACTTACATTCAAATGTGCCTTTGATAACTATGCTACTGATCACTCATATCCTCGTGCTTCAGGTCAAGGTGGTGCTACTCAGAATGACCCATTCTATGATACTGCTTGTCCAATCACTGCTATTACAGCAGACACAATTACAGTTCAAGTTCTAAGTTCACAACCATCTACTAACACAACTGCTCATACTTGGCAGGCTCCTACTAAGTTAACTCCAACTGGAGCATCATATAACCCATCAACAGGTGTTATGTCTCTTACTGTTACTGGACACGGTATGGTAAATGGAGATCATATTAAAGTTGATGATAACTTTGTAACCTTTACTTGTGGTCAAGATAGTGATCAAACTAATCACTCATATCCAAGACCAAAAGATCCTGTATCTAATAAGTTTATTCCTATCACATACATTGATGCTAATACCTTTAGTATTCAAGTTCTAGAGAATGTACCTTCAACCAATACTACAACTCACAACTTTGTAAGTGCTGTTGCTAATAGTATTGAGAGATGTGTTGTAAGAGCTGGTGGTATTTACACACACGCTTATGTTTCTTCAACTGCTGGTTCTCTAACTGCTAAGAAAGACCAAACATACGATTCATCAGTTAACATTAAGTACGAAGGTACTCCAATGACTGCTGCGAGTGGTACTACTTACAGTGGAACTACAGGTATTCTTGAGGTAACAACATCTGCTAATCACGGATTAGTTGTTGGAGATTATGTTAAGTTAAGAGATGGTGCAGTAACCTTTACTTGCTTAGAAGATAGTAATTCTTCTAACCATCCTTATCCAAGAGCAACTGATCCAATTAGTGATAAGTGGATTAGAGTTATGACTGTTCCAAATGCAACTACATTTAGTGTACAAGTATTAGATGCTATTCCATCTTCAAATACTACAACTCACACATTTGTTTCTGGTCTATCTAACGGAATTATTAAAAAGGATGATACTATTACAGTTAATGTTGGTATCTCTTCTAATACAACTGCTCATATCTTTAAGGAAGCAGTACCTGCTTGTATAACAACAGGTGGTAACTACACTCACACATTCGTTCGTGCTGAAACTAATTGTATTATTAAGTCTAAAGACCCTGTATATGGTAACTCTTTAGAAATTACAGGTACAACTGCTACTTCTATTACTCTAAACGTTTTACCAGTTGTTCCATCTACTAACGTAACTCAGCATACATTTATATCTGCCACAAATAATTGTGTAACTACTGGTGGTAATTACAGTCATAAGTTTATTTCTGCTGAGAAGGATGGTGTAGAACTAGAATCTGGTTCTGTTACTGTTAACGTTGGTACAACACCTGCTGTATTCTATAGCGTTGGTGATGCTAATTATGATGGCGAAACTGGCGATATGATGATTAAGGTTGGTGCTCATAAGTTAATCGATGGTACTACTATTAAGATTGCAGATGAAGCATTAACATTCACCTGTGATATGGATAGTCACGCTTCAGAGCACGTTTATCCACGTCTAACTGACCCTGCTAGAAACACTGCTTTAAAAATAAAAGAGTCAAGTTCTAACTCTCATACTATTACTGGTGCAACTTATACTCCTACAAGTGGTGTATTAACTGCAACTATTAATAATCACGGATTCCAGTCTAAGCGTACAATATCTCCAACCTTTGCTAAGTTCGATCCAGCAACAGGTGATTTGGAAGTTTATTCTGCAGACAACAGACTTGCTGTTGGTGATAGTGTAATGATCGATGATGGTGCTATTACATTCAGATGTTCTAAAGACCAATACAGTTCAACTCACCCATATCCAAGATCAACTGACCCTGCATCAGGAACTTACTTAATAGTTAAGAAAGCATCTAGAAATAGATTCACAGTTAATGTTGGATCAAATGCTTTAGGTGGTGCTATCTCTGATCAGAGTATTCACGTATTCGAAGCATCTAATGGTAATAGTATTCACGTTGCTCCTACTTTAGTTAAGTTTGATCTTAATTCAATTACATTCAATTGTACAAAGGATAGCAACGCTACTAACCACACATATCCAAGAGCAGATGATCCAGAAGCAG